GCCATATCAGTTCCCGTCCAATCGTTTGAGCTTTCCCGAAATGATGTATTGCACGGTCGTGCGATTGTCATCGCCGAGCACTGGCGTCACGAGGACGTTGTCCCCTGCCTTCCATGTGTCCGTGAGTGTTTCGTCATTGTCGACAGGATGGTTGTGGCTTGCGTACTCGGCATAGCCAGAGCCGCCGCCTGCATAGTTCGTCGCACCGACAACATGGCGTGTATGTCCCTGCAACCAATACTCGTCAATCCATAAAAATTCTTTCGTGAGCATCATCCCGTGATACGACACGACGATTTCCGGCGGCGGCGAGATGATCTTCCCGATGCCTGCCGACGGCTGCAAGGCAGAGCCGCCCGCCATGCGCCGGACATTCCGCACGATGCCCCTGTATGGGTCTTCTGCTTTCGTGATATTCGGCATGTCTGCTCACCCCTTCGACGCCTTGATGATCTTCGTCGGCGTCATTCCCATTTCTGTGTAGTCGCCTCCATGCACGGTGACGTTCCGGCTCGACGAATTGCCATAGTATCCGCCCTGCCCGTCATAGATGACAACATGGTCGTCATCGCCATAGACAATGACATCGCCCTTTTCGAGGTTGTTCTCGTCGAAGCCCTGCAAGAGGCCGTTCGCGTCGGCGTCTTGCACCATCGTCGGCACGTAGACGACGCCGTTGTTGCACTCGTCTGCGAGGAATGGCGAATAGTAGCTCCCGCACTTCCCGACGAACTCGGCGCAGCCATTCCGGCCGTTCGCCATCGTCTGGCCGCCCCAGGTATCCCATCCTGTATTGAGACCTGCATCGACGGCAGCGTCCCCGCTTCCCGTCCCGCGCTTCTTCTTCATGCGCTTCGATGAGCTGTTGAAGACCGGCTTTGCATACTCGACCTGCTCGACCTCCGGCGTTTCCGGCGTGTCCGGCAGGTATTGCAGCGTGAGCGTCATCATGTGGACGTTCCCGTTGAATGTATGGGAATCCGCCTTGATGTGGAACTTCCCTTTCAGCTGCTCTTCTTGCACCGTGAGCGCGTATCCCGCGATGCAGTTGATGTCCCCGACGGCCTTGAGGCTCGATTCGTTCTTGATTTCCTTCAAGAGAGCTTTCGCCCCGGCGACGTTGTCGACGGTCTCGCCCTCTTTCGGCGGCTTCATTTTGTATATTTTCTGGATGGTACCATACTTCTTGATGTCGTCATTGATGGAAAACATCTGGCAGACGGTCCCGTTGTCGTCGACGGACTTGACACGGTCAACCATATCTTCGATGCTTTCCGAATGCTCTGCCCCTGTCACGTTCGTCTGATTCGACGCTACGTAGGAAACGAGGACGTTTTTGTGTACCATGTTGAACGCGCCGCCGAGCGCTATCGTCGTGTATTCGTCTCCCGTCGCCGCCCGCACCTGATCGAGCACCATCTGAATCGCTTCGGTCGCGCTCTTGTCGTCCGCAACAAAGTTGACCTCCGTCGGCAGACTCGGCATAACGTCCGTCTTGATGCCGACCTCGGCGCATATATTCTTGATGGCGTCTTCCGCTGTCCCCTTCACGATGGCGCGGATGTTCGATTTCGCTAAATAAATCATGTCATCGTATGCCGTGAACTCGAACGTATAGGAATCCGTCGCGCGCTTGCGGTAAAAGATGCGACCTTCGAATAGCTCGATTTCGTCCGACGTCTCTGTCTCACGATAGAACATATAGACGTAGCCGCCGAGCTTCAAGTCGAGCTGCACGAAGGTCGTGTCTTTATCGGCCGTGTTGTAGATGATTGTGAATTCGAGCTTTCTCGCAGCTTGGTCTTCGTCACCTGACCAAGTGACGCCGGACACGTAGTCCGTGATGTCGAAGTTGTCGAGCGGCTTTTGTCCGCTGTCCTTGCTCGCCTGCGCCTCTTTGTCGGTCTGTGGCGGGTCGCTGTATCGTAGACTGATCATGTTCCATCACCACTTCACCATCGGTGTCTTTCCTTCAGCCTTGAAGATTCCCTTCATCGTCGTTTTCAGCAGCGTGCCCGGGCGGACGCCGCCCGACTTCGCCATCGCCCGATAGGTATTCACGACGCGCGTGCACTGCTTCGCGATGGATGTCGTTCGCTGGATGGCTTTCTGCGCCGTGTCCATCGTGTCGAGCCCTCCAAGGCATGTCATCGGCTTTTCCTTGAGCACATCTGACATGCGTCCTTTCATTCCCGTCACGGAGTTCGTCGCTTCGCTTGCCGGCGAAACAAATTTGTACTCGCGAAGCTGCAAGCTGAAATAGACATCCCCGCTGCCGTCCTTTTCTCCGTATTCAAATGTCTCAATCGTGACCGGCAGGCTCACATCCGTCCCCGAGATGCTGATTTGACACGGCTCTTTCCCTGTCTGCATCTTCTTGACCTTCGCCACGTACTCATAAGCACCCGTCGCCGTCATGTCGTTGACGAACGGATACTCGTTTGATGGAAAGAACGACTCGAACTTCAACGACGCCAGCCCGGCATTGCCGATCATGTTGACGTCGCCGATAGATATGACGTTTACAGTCTGATTGTTCGACGGCAGAGACACCTCGAACGATGCCGGCGAGACAGGGAAAGAAACGCTCTCCCCGCCGCCCGACAGCGTGAAGGTGCATCCTTCGCCGCCGATGCCGAGCGCACTGAACACATCCGAAAGCATGGAGTTTGCTTTCGATACGAATCTCGTGAAGCTGCTCATTTAGATCGCCCCCACGTTCAAATTGATTGCCCGTTTCTCGACCTGATAGTCGATTTCTTTCGCGACTTCATAGGCGATTTTCTTGATGTCACCGCCGTTGTTGATGGTTGCGCCCGTGATATAGACGTTGATGGCCGTGCCGCCCTTCGCGCCGCCCGAGCGTGCGCCCTGCTGGTACGCCTGCTTGAGTGATTGGTCGTGCGGGATGACGCGCGACCCACTCGGCAGGTCGACGATTTCCGCGCCGCGCTCGTTGATGATGGCAGGACCGCCGCCCCAGTTCTCCGTACCATTTGCGAGGTACGGGATGCCGAGCGGACCAAACGACTTTCCGCCGAGCCCTGGCACCCAGTCCGGCACGGTGACGGAAATGGAGTTGATTCCTCCGATGACGGCGTTGATGGCGTCCAAGATTCCTTCGGCAATTCCTTTGATGCCGCCGAAGATACTGCTGAAAATCTCAACGATGCCCTGCCATGCAGCCGACCAATTCCCGGTGAAAACGCCCGTGATGAAGTCGATGATGCCTGTGAAGACGCCGATGCCCATTTCCACGACTGCCGCGACGACGTTGAATGCCGCCGTGAGGACACCCGTGAGCACGGATGCCAGCACATAGACGGCACCGACAACGACGCCGCCGACGATGGTTGCGAGCACTTGCAGCACGTTCCCGATCATGGCGAACGTCGCGCTATGCTGCTGGAAGACTGCCATGAGACGGTTCCACGCCGCTTCAAGTCTGCGAATGGCAGGCTGGACGGACGTGAGCGCCGCCGTGAATCCCGCGCGGATGATGAGCGCGAGCCGCTGGAAGAGTGGCGCGATACGGCTCCAATTCGTGTAGAGCAGGTACGCCGTGCCAGCGATGGCGATGATGGCGAGGCCGACAGGACTAAGAGCGAAAGCAAGAGACGCTTTCGTCGCCGTCCCGATGGCCGTTGCCACGAGACGGAACGCCCGCGCGGCCGTTCCGAGCGCCGCCGAGACGGAAAACGCCGCTACAAGACGCACCATAGAGACCGTCGCCGCGAGCGCGTTCTTTGTAATCATCGAGAGCGCATTCGCCGCGGCGCTTGCCGCCCCCGTGATAGAGAATGAACGTGCCATCGCGAGAGATGCAGCGCCTGCCGCGCGCGCGGATGCAGCCATAGCGCGAAGCCGCGCCTGCATCGCCCCGACGGACGCCACGACAGACGCCCTCATGGACGCCATCGACGCCGTAGCAGACGCCCGCATCGTCGCGAACGACGCGACGATGGACGTGCGCGCTGACGTGACCGCCGCCCCCGCCGCTGTCATGTGCGCCGAAACGCTTGCACGGAAATTTGCCCACGTCATCGTCTGCGCCGCCGCAGCCGTCGATGCCCGGACAGATGCAGCCATCGCACTCACGCGCGACGTAACTGTCCCGGCAGCCGCCGCGACGGATGCACGCATGGACGCCATGCTGGCGGCCGCCTGCGCCCTCATGGACGCCATTGACGCCGCAACCGCCGCCCGCGCGCGCGACCATCCTGCGACCGTTGTCATGGATGCCGCCGTCTGCGATGCGCCGAGCCCAAGCACGGCCGTGCGCAAAGCAGCAGCACCCGCCCGCATGGTTCCAAACGCCCGCTGCACGCCAATCACAGCATACTGCAATGCACGATTACGGATGGTCTGTCCTGCAAGCACCTTGCCGACATCACCATAGACCTGTATCATCGTCGCGGCGATGCCGAGCGTCTTGCTGCTCACGAGCAAGAGACCCGTGAGCCCGATGATGCCTTCGCCGACGTAGAGCAGGAAGGCTTTCTGTGCCGGCGTCATGTTCGTGATGGCCGTCGCGGCCGCCGTCCCGATGTCAGCCAGGCTTCGCAACTGTGGCGCGAGCGTCTGCCCGATGGAGATGGCCGCCGACTCTGCCGCGCCCTTGAGCTGGTCGATTGACCCCTTCAAGGTGTTGTTCATTTTCTCGAAGGCTGCATGACTCGACCCTGTCGAGTTGTTGATGGCGTCCGCGACCTGCGCGTATGCCTCCGGCGACGTCCGAATGAGTGCCAGCAGCCCGCTATATGCATCTTCACCGGCGATAGCCTTCGCAATCGCTACCTGCTGCGTATCACTTAGGCCGTCCATCTTGTCGCGCAACAAATCGACGGCCCCCGAGAGCCCGATGAAGCTGCCGTCTCCGTTTTGCAGGTCGGCGACGCTGATTCCTAGCTGGTCGAATGCCATTGCCGTCGTTTTCGGCGGATCAGCAAGTCTGCTGAATACCGACCTTAGCGACGTGCCAATGGTCGATGCCTCGATGCCGTTGTTCGCCATGACGCCCATGGCCGTACCAAGTTCCTCGATGCTGACACCGAGTGTCGCGGCCGGCGCACCTGCGTA